CCATGTGGCCGCGATTCACCATCGCGCGAAGGGCAGCGTGGACTGTGGTTTCTGAGCCCGCGTTATGCTCAGGCGGGAAAAGATGGAAGTAAGCCGTGATTCTCATAAAGTAAATGGCGGCTCCCCCTCAAGGGAAGAAAAGAGAAGCCGCCTGCTGGCGTAACGGCTATGGCGTCGTTACGGTACTAACTATTCTCACCTGCGTGTAGGTCTATTTTGACCACAGCGGGCGGTCGCAACACGCCGAACGCCCATCGGCCTTCATACAGGATATCGATGATGTTGCGCTCGAAGTGATCGCGGTTTGAGTCAGTGATGTAGAGGCTTGGATCTTGTCTGTCCCATATTACTAACTGCTTCAAGTCGCCTGTGTAACCCGTACCTTGCGGGATGACTTCGGACTCAATTACGGGCAAGCCCCAAAGCATCTTCTGACCCAGCGCCATTGGGCCACCAAAGTAAAACCAGCCGTTGTCGTGGCGGGCAAGATCGATAGTTTCCCAGTCATACGAATTGAGCAGGAATCCCGTCGAGCGAGCACGGCCCCGAATGGTCGCAGCAGTACGCGCCTTCCGAGTGGTCGTAATCATTCCGCCTGTAGTGTCTTGAGCATCGACCACAAAGTCCTGCGTCGTCAGGTTCGGCGTGTTCTCTAGTCCGGTAAAATGATTTGCCCCGCCTGGCCCGGCTACAATCTCCTCTTCCAGCGCCAGGTCGATATCCGTCCGCATGAACGCAGTCATCATCGATTGGAGCTGAGGATAGTCAGCAAGGATCGTGCGCGTGGCATTCATGATCACGGCGATAGTCTTCACGCCTGTCTGCACGACTTCAAGCGACATGGCCGCTTTCGGCTTCAGCGCGAGGTCATCAGTGAGCGAAGTCGCCTCGGGAACGATCCGCGCCGCACGAGTAAGCGAGTTGACGCGCACGTACTCGATGAGATTTGAGCCTGTTTGCAGGATTGTGATCACGTCGCGGATAGAAGGCGTACGCAACGGCAATTCAATCGGCCACGGACCATAGTCGCGTCGCACCAATGAGCCACCCGCCGATCCGGGCACGGTCATTACCAGCGTGTCCTTGAACGAGATGTCGCCTAGGCCAATGTCCTTCAGTGAGATCGTTGGTGAGCGCCCGAACTGGTAAGAAGCAGTCATCTCCTTGCCTTCCGGGGCCACCTGTTCACGCCATGCCTTGAACTCCGGGGCGTTGATGATCAACTCGCCCATCGTTTTTAGCTCCGGCTCACGGTTGGCATCAGGGTTCCCAAAATCGGGACGACCTACGGGCTGTTTAAGGAAATCATCGATTGCTTTCAGACGCTTCTTGCGATCCGCGTACTTGTTCTCTTCATCAACCTCGGCAACCAACTCCTCGATTCGTTTCCAGCGAGTGTCAAGCTCGGCTTTTTGCTCGGTAGTAGGATCTTCGTCTCCTTGCTTTGTCCAAAAAGCCTGCTCTGCATCTTTCAGTTCTTTTAATTCCTGTGTGGCGGTCTTTTTCTCTTCGGCCATCTGCTGCTCCTTTAAGGAAAACTACGCCAGCGCCCGGATTGCGAGGCTCTGTATGCGTAGCGATTGAGTCCTTAGCGTATCCACGTCAATCTCTTTTTCCTTAGGCTTCGGCTCGCTCATAGCCAGTAGCGCGTCGAGATCTCCCATGAGTGCCGTGAGAGAGTCTTTGCACTTCTGCACCGTGGCGCGATTTGAAGTCGAGAGTACCCGGCCCTCTTTGACGCGGGCCTCGTGGTTACGCTGCATATTTTCGATAAACTTCTTCAATGCAGCGGGTGCCGCTTTATCGAAGGACTCAAAGGATTCGGATGCCGTGATCTCTTTGAGGTAAAACTCGTCATCGGAACTGTTTAGAAATTCTTCAATCTGCGCGGTAACTAACGGGATCATCGTAGGCGGATATTCGTTGAACGCTTCCGCCACCTTCGCCTTCCAGTCCATTACCACGCCGGTTACGTTAGAGTCTTTGGCGGTTTCGGCTATCTTTCGGACTACGCGTCGGAGGGCTGATTCAATCTCCCAGGTGGAGGGAGTCGTTTGGGCCATCTCTTCAGCGAGCATTCCTTTGGATTCACCGTTGATTGACTTCACCGCGGTCGCCATTGCTAACTTATTCATCGGCGCGGTGACAATTGAGTCTTCAATTACTTCACCCTTTTTCAGGATGCGGATGCGGTCGAACTTCTGCGCCTTGAGAAGATTGGCTTGCAGGCGGTCAGCCTTGACATAAAGCGGCAACTGCTCCTTGTAATCTTTTGCTTCGATGTAAGACTTGTCTGAGACTGAATAGCCAAACGAGAAGCCAACACGCTTCCCAGCTTTCTTGCGCTCAACCGCCTTAGTGCGAACTGCCTGCGCATCAGACGTAGAGTGGAACTCAGAATCAACGAAAAAGCCGTGATCATCTTCCTTCGCTACCATCGGATAACCAACCGCTTTATCGAAGTTCCAATCATGTGAGTGAGCCGTGAAGCCTGCCTCCAGGTATTCGGTTATGCAGTCTTTGAAAAAACCGGGAACGATGAGATCCCCGCCCTCGTCAATTTCATTAAAGACAGCTCGATAGCCGGAGATATGACCCGGACCTTCATCTGTGACTGTCAGGTCTTTAAGGTCGATGAACTTGCGCTCAATTTGCATGGTTGACCCAAATAGAAAGCCCGCCAATGATCCTCTTTCGAGAACCACGGCGGGCAGGTCGTCATCACGGGCTGACGCTTAACTCGCTAGTTGATTGTCAATAACTTACGCGGTCTTCTCTCTCAATCCCTTGACCCGATCGATTAGGTTGTACAACTGCCGCTCAATCTTCTGTAGTTCCTGCTTGGTGCTTTGCGGAGACGTGTCCGGTTTGACTAAGGGAATGCTCTGCGTGTTCAGCAAGGCTGATTCGGGTTTAGGGGACTCTCGGCTCATTCCGTGCGGAGTTTAGCACAGTTTGGTTAAACATTTGCAAGGAGAAATCTACTGGACGGTTTCAACTTCGATGGTTCCATGCAGGATTGAGGTACGGCAGTATATCATCCGAAACTCGGTGGTGGCGGAATCTACGGCTCGACAGCAGTGAAGGCGACTAACCCCTTCCTTCCACGGCTGTACGGTAATAATCTCCCAGCCGCGTAGGTCGTCCAACGATTCCGCTGTCCAGTATTCGTGACCATCAATGCGATCAATCCTCATTCGTGTAACCACTTCTGCGCCAACTCCCGCATCTTTGCCGGACAATGCGCTCGCGGCATCAGGTTCCCGCAGTACTCGCAGAGCGTGAGGTTGTAGCTGATGTTGAATGAGCGTCCACTGAGAAATCCGCGTCCGTCGTCAGGATGTCGCCCACGTCCGCTGTCGGTCTGCCGCGTCATATGACAAGCCAATTGCGATTCAGGCAGGTTATTGGCCCGCACGAGTTCAAGAATTGCGGCATGTTCGTGTTTTGGTAATGGATCAAGGGCGTTCATGCGTTAATGGCATTACTATTCACACTGAGATTCCAGCCGTCCTCTCTGCCATTCAGGACAAAGCCACGAAACAGAAACCTTTCACCGTCACGGCGGAAACATAGTATTAAATCATGGGAGCGCCCGTACTCAGCCCGAAAGCTGTCCTTCTCTTCGCTAGTTAGTCGCCGTCTACGGTACATCCAGACCGGGGGTGTACTTAAAGCCTCTAAACCAACTTCACAGGCCGCGTTGCCACATTCAGTCACCACCATTCGACGCTTCGTCCAATCATGCAACTCAATCTTCCAATGGCCCGTTTCTTTAATGATCTCCCTTGCTACCTTTTCAGCAATATAAAAACAACTATCGGAGCAGTCATGATCGTCGCCGCTGCTCGCGCTATTGGCTGACGCGACGACTTGCGGCCTAAGACCAAGCAACGCAATCCCGCTTAAAATCGACTTGAAGATGGTTCTACGATTCATCGTTATCCTTTCTTCCAATCAATTACCTTCCAACTGTCACCATAAATATCATCCGCCGTAATGTGCGTATACGCCTTCCCAAACCACGGCCTCGGTGCTACTACTTGCTTAGTTGGCGCATCGCTCAACACTGCGGCCATTGCTGAATAGCTGCTGTTAGCAACGATGTAATGCCTGCATCGTTTAAGTAGTTTCCAGTCTTCCAAGTAGTCTCGCCCTTCGGAGTACTCCACACTTGGCCCAAACATCTGCTTCGCCCCTGCAATGTCATCACTGAACACAAGAAACTTAGCACCGTGAAACTCAGCCATTGCAGGGCCATAGTAGTCCATCGTCAAGCGCGGATGATAGCCTTCACCGTCAGTGTAATCCCCCGCGCGCCAGTGGATGGCTACGTAATCGTTCTGTGGTGGTTCGTCTTTCATGCGCAAGTACCATCGGATTTCGTCCAGCGCATGCGAGAAATACTTTTCGGATTGAAAATGCCCCTTGAGACTTACACTCTCAGTTAGGTCAACGTCGTGAAATCCCCAATCGACCCAGCGCTCGGGTAATAGTGGACCGGAATAAAGCGGCAACGGACTGGCAAAATGCTCGTAGACGTTGACGCCTTCGCTGGAGCCAAACCGATCCCGATGGTCGTGATTGATCCATAACGGGAAGGCGAAGTCTGCATTGTTGCGACGGGCTACGCCAATCGTCCCGGCCACCTGGTAGGCGCCGTTGCAAAATCGGCCCATTAGCCCGAGGTTGGCAAATGTCACTATCATAATTCGCGCTGCTTATTCCGCATCGCAGGCAACTCGCTTGACCTTGATCCAGACTCTCCCACTCGTGCGCGATACCAGTCGAAGGTTGAACGAAGCCCGTCATAGAGCGAGATTTTAGCACGCCAGCCGAGGAATCTGATGCGAGAACTGTCTACCAGCTTGCGAGGCGGACCATCGGGCTTGGTTGAATCAAACAAAATCTTCCCACGATAGCCGACTACTTCAGCAACCATGTAGGCCAGATCGCGGATCGTTACTTCCTGCCCTGAGCCAACATTGATCGGTTCCGCGTCGTTATATTCCGCCATCAGGGTAATAAGCGCGTCTGCAAGATCGTCAACGTGCAGGAATTCGCGCTTTGCCCGCCCCGATCCCCATACCGTAACCGACCTGTCGCCGTTCAACGCGGCGCGGTAGAGCCTCGACATCAGCGACGGAATCACATGCGCGTCAACTGAATCAAAGTGATCGTTTGGGCCGTAGAGGTTTGTAGGCATGGCGGCGATCGCGTTGAAGCCGTACTGCTTGCGATAGGCTTGGCACAGCTTCAACCCGGCGATCTTAGCAATCGCGTAGTACTCGTTCGTCGGCTCCAGTGGGCCGGTGAGTAGCGCGTCTGCTCGCATGGGTTGTTGCGCGTCACGCGGGTAGATGCAGGATGAGCCGAGGAACAGTAGCTTCTGCGTAGCTCCATAACGATACGCAGCCTCAATGACATTCGCTTGTATGAAAAGGTTGTCATAGATAAAGTTAGCGGGATAAGTCGAGTTCGCGTGAATACCTCCGACTTTAGCCGCCGCAAGAAAAACCTGCCGAGGTTGATGAAGAGAGAAGTAGAAGTCTACAGCGCTCTGATCGGTTAGATCCAATTCTTGGCGAGGGGCGGTCAACGCGTCAGGAATCCGCCGTAGCAACGCGCTGCCTACGAGTCCGGTGTGGCCGGCAATGTAAGTGGTACTCATCAGCTTTCCCTTGCCCCAACCTCACTATAATCATGCAAATGGATGACGGGTGGTCGATGCGGATGAGGACGCAAACCCGCTTGACACGCCTGCCACTCAAACTCACTGTCGAGCCGAGACCAATGATGGCCGATACGAGACCATACGTCAGGTAAGCGCCGGATTAGCTCAGCAGAGAACTTAGTACAGCCAAATGAGTGATAGATACCAATACCACGCTGATCGTAAGAATTTGCGCACCATAAGCCGGGACATTGCCATAACTCCTCCAGTGCCCCCGGCCACGGGAGAATGTCATGCTCAACCAGAATGAACGTCTCACCCTTTTGCCATAGATCGTTAAGTAGGTTCCAATAGGCATCAGACGAGGCACTAACATCGATATAGGTTGGGGCGTGACCGTAACGTGAAAGTAGTTGCGGGAGCAGCGGATGCAGTTGAACGTGGGGGATAATGATGTTCACTGGGGCCTAGCGATAACGCTCGCACTCCTTGCATTCAAAGCTCAGTCGGTAAAAGGCTAGGGCTAGATGGTAGATACAGATCTTGGTCCAGAATTCCGCTTCTGGCATGAGATAGAAGAACGCATGACGTTCCGCTACTTTCGCAAACATGGCGGCGTAATACATGTGGTATTTGGAATCCGTCACTACGATGTTCTAAACGAGCCAGTCTCTAGCCATGCTTGCAGGTGAGCAACTAACTCAACGACGCTCTGACGATCCAGGTGCATTCGTGGAGACATATCATGGCCCATGTGCGGCACCGCATTTTTGTCACAACCCAGCCATACGGCGGTAGCGCCCGCGTCGTGATTTAGATCCGTCATGCTGCTTTGCTGTAGACTGCACTCAATCCCATTGTGATCAAGAAATTCAACTAACTCAAATCCGCGCTCGGTCGTATCAACTTTCACGCCGCACCCTCCTTTAACCATGAGCGATTAAAATACAACTCCCACTCCAGTAACGGATGCGGTGCACACTCAGGAAACAGATGGCCGTACTCCTGCTTAACTAGAATGAGATTTCCAGTGTGGCACAGCACAAAATATCCACGTTCCAGCGCCGCGACCGTCATGGTCCAATAGCCTACGCCGCCGTCCGAGTTAACGCGTTCACTTGGGGGCTCAATACTAGAATCAATTTCCACGATGACGATCTTGGGGCGAGCTTTGAGACCACAGAAGATCTCGAAGTCGTGCCCGTCCGTGTCGATTGAGAGCAGGTCGCAGCGGTCGTCAACAAAGGCGTTCACGTTGCGCCCGTCAACGCGCGAGCACTGGGCGCGCACTAGCGGGTTGTGCTTCCAGTTCTCTTTGCATTTGAGATAGAGGCCGTAGTCGGCTTCAACGAATAAACCGCTCCAGCCTTGCTCGATTAAATTAGCAGTGTTGCTCATCCAGCGCCCGTCGTTTCCGCCGATTTCAACTGCGTGATCATGTGTGGGATTGATTCGCATGAAGGCTTCCCACAAAATTCCATCCTCGCCGTTCTGACTGTGGATGTTCTTTGCGTATTTGTGTAAGAAGCTAAGCATTGCGTTTCCAGTTCTCCCAACAAAACGGGTAGCGGTACGTTAGATCGTGCGTCTCCCTTAATTTACTCGCAATCGCTCCGTACATCTCTTCCCACGGCTCGCCATCGACTTGATGAAACTGAACCTGTAGATTCTTAATTCTCCTATGAAGCCCTGCGTCGATAATGTGATTTAGCAACTTGTACTCGCCGCCCTCGATGTTCATTTTGACTAGCGCGATCTCTTCATGCGCTCTCAACAGCCCGTTGATGTCAAAGCAGGGATATTGATGCGCCGTAGGTTCATAGATTGAGGTGTAGAGCGATAGCCCGCCAAAGGATTCATGCCCATCGTGATCGCTTGCCGCCTGATTAATTACTTCCCCGGCTCTGAACTTATCGATGTAACCTGTGAGCTCAATTGCTATTATTCGGCATCCGTACTTATCAAATATCTTTTGTGAGAATTCGCCTGTGTGCGCACCGATATCGATCACCAGATCGTCTGGAGTGAGATCGTATTCATAGCGCAGGAACTCTTGATTTTGCGCTATCCACTCGGCTTGGGATTCTTCATTAAGAGTTACGCGGCTCGTTCCCATTCGCTGTTTCGCTTCCGGTGATGATGAAACAAGATCGGGTAATTGTCTCCCGCATACTCTGGTAACTTTTCGTAAACAAACTCAGGCGAACCACCACGATTATACACAGTCGGCCAATAATGCAACTTGATGCCTTCCCTGTACGCCATCGTCGTTAAGATTGCTTGATCGTGACGGTTCTCTCTAAACTCGGGATGGTTCGGTGCTCTACTCGGTGAGTCGTCAATCAGCCTCCCACCTTCAAATAGGCACCACTTCAACCATTCAGCAACGAACTGTCTTGAGTAGTCAGAGACACGAAAGAAGATTACTGAGGCTTGGCATTGCTTGCCGTAATTCTCCCAACCTATCGTATTAGGTCGATCACCAAGCATAAGCGCGTAACCCGCTTCTTGGTAGCGCTGCGGCCAGTGGGCCATTACGTAATCAAGCGGTGATATCGCGTCAACAATATCTCTCTTACACCAGTGCGCATGTTCCCAATTGTTACCGAATAGAAAGATGTCCTGATCCATGCGGTCGATGATGTGGGAGACGTTGTTGATGAACTCGACTCCGGCGTCCGCGTATATGAGAATATCACCATCAACCAGCGGCTTTAGAAAATTACCCTCCGGTAGGTTCATGCGATTAAGAATCGTAGCGGGCTTCCACTTCCAAAAGCCATAACCGCGCTCGGTACTTGGTCCAGCGGGCACCACGATCGATGTGCCACTTACGCCGTGCATCTTTGCGCTTTCCACGCAGAGATTAGCCGAGCGTAGGTATTCGGGACTCGCGAATGTAACAAGATGAACTGTCATCTCCCCGATTACGCAGGACTGCATCCGCCTGCTCGCCCGTGCAGTCCAGCCGCATGGCCTGCGTGAAGTGATTTCTGTCCACTGAAACGCTCACAACAATACGTTGCGGTTGTGGCCGGACGGGTTCCGTTGCTTTGATACCTACGGCAACGGCGGCTAAGCCCGTAACGCTGTGAGTCAATAACTTCATTAACTCTCTTCTGTTCATTTCAGTGCCGCCATAATGACACTAGGTAAACTCCCAGTGTCCAGCACGCGATTCTTTGCCTGCACAATACGCTCCACTTGCGGCTTAATCATCTCTTGAAACGCCCGTTGGTAATCAGACTTCCCTTCGGCAATTAATTGCTCGCAGTCGCTGATCCGCTCTTCCAACGCGTCAATAGCGTTCGCGAGGGCGTCCATTCTCATCCGCTCAACCGCAGCCTGAGCGCACTGTGCTTCTTCCAACGCCCAAAAGTCGGCCATTGGATCATTGTCTTCTGCCATGATTCGCCTCCTTATCTCAACCTCGCCTCGCTCGCCTCAAATATCGGCGTGTAGTCATCTGTTCTTTGCCAGATAGAACTAAACCGCGCCCTCTGCCACGCAACCATCGGCGCGACACAATACGCGTTCAATTCCGGCAGTCTCGTTGACAGCCAGTTATCAAACATAATTTCAGAGAACGCGGGCTGCTTGGCTAAAAACTCGTAGACACACTTGCGATTATACCCGATTGCATGTGTGGTCCAGGCGGCTTTTACGCGCCACAGGTGCTCGCTGTAACGCTCCGGTTCAGGCTCGCCATTGCCCCAGCAAACTAAATTCGCGCCTAGATAAACAATATCCCAGTCGTCAGGTAGCTCGCCTAACGCTTGCTCCAGATGACTCAGGTCACGAAACACGCAATCGTCTTCGAGGTGCAGCATCGTCTCCGCGCCTGAGAGATAGAATTGACATAGGATCTCGCGCTCTGACTTGTTAAATGATTGATGCGGGCCAATGTCGGGGAGGGATTGGAACTTCTCGACCTCGAGGCCGACGCGCTGGAATTCCAGCCGCGCCTGCGCCCACTCGCTGTCGAGAGTTGTCAGGCAGATGCGGCTTTGAAAAAACGACCAGTTCATTTGGCTTCAATCTTGCGGAATACTATCTCGCCTGCTTCGTTTATTCCATCAATATCAACCTTGCCATCGATAACAAGTGAGATCAGCGCTTGGTCAATGCGAGCTGCGTGTAGCATGTCGAGAACCTTTTGAGTTACAAGCGCACATTTCTCTTCCGTTACTGGCCCTATTCCGCGAACCACGCTAGCGATAATTAGCAGGCACTCGCGATCTGTTACAGTTTCCGGCTGCATGTAGGTCCATGAACCGTCGGTACCCCCGGAATCGGTGGATTTTGATTTCTTTGAATCGGATAATCCCATCCTGTACTGCCCTATTAAATTCCCTAGACCACCACCCCGCAGGTCTTAGCGGCCCTCGGAGCCGGTGCGTGAGCCCGTTAGCGCGTTCGCCAAGTCACGAACCTCGATGAGAATAGCCATAACAAAGAAGAAGCCCGCCGCGCCAAGCACGGGCCAGACGCGAAAGCCAATAGCCGCCGCTGTAAGAATTCCGCCGCTGACTGCCGCTAATGCGCTCATTTATTCTGCTCCTTGCTGCTGCCTTTGACAACCGGCTTCTCAAACAGCCAGCGCATCAACTTTATCATCGTCACGGCATCCATGACCTCGCCGCGCTCAATGCGTGAGATCGTGCCATGCGAGACGCCCACTTCCTGCGCCAACTCACGGATACCGACATCGCGCTTTTGCCGCCAGCTTCGTAAGACCTCACCAATCTTCATGTGGCTAACCTAGCATGTACCGTCTAAGCTGTCAAACATTTTCTCTTGTGCTGCCAAGGGAGATTTGCTAGGATGCGGCCATGCGGCTCCTGACAGACGAACAGCTAAAGCGGGTAGACGAGATCATTACAGACGAAATTAATCTGGAAATTGATTACGTCTTCAACGGGGAAGACTCGCTGCCGGAAATCGACGGAGATGAAACGTTACGTAACGCGGCGCGTGCCGTGAGAGCATATTTGGAAACACTGGAAACGGAGACAGGCAAATGACCAACGCTGAATTGTATTACCAGCTACGCAAGAGCTGGGTAAGACGGTTGATGGACTGGATTGTGGGATGATTGATAGGCTTTCGGTAGCGGTCTACAAGATACCCGGTAAACATCCCAAGAATTCATACGCACACGCTTGCTACAACTGCGGCACTATTCGCTTCTTCAATATGAAGCATATTAAGGCGCTCCGATGTCAGCCTTGCGCGTCTCTCTTTCGTAAAGCCAACCCTAAGCGTCCACCGTCTTCCTGCTTGAATTGCGGCAAAGCGTTTCGCGGCATCTGGCGTAGGTCTCTGATTAAATCAAACCGCTTCTGTTCATTAAAATGTCATAACGCAAATCAAACAAAAGAGGGGATGAGGCGTCGGGTCGTAAAAACTTGTAAGTACTGCGGTAAGGACTTCTCCGTAAATCCCGCTTCCGCTCATAGATACAGCGGCAATAGGTGCTCAAATGAGTGCGCAGTGGCCCATCATATATGGATCACTTGCGCATACTGCGATAGACGTTTCAACGCTCGACATAATACAACACGGCGTTTCTGTTCTAAGCGATGCTATCTCAGTTCATGGGAAGAAAGCCGCATTGAGAAACGTGTTAGACTGGAGATCGAAGCAATCGGGCTTAAGTTTGAAGCTCAGTTCCCGGTTAAGAGTGTCCATCATTTTGACTTCTACCTACCTTCACTAAACTTGCTTATCGAGGCAGACGGCACGTACTGGCACTCTCGTCCGTGGTCTCAGGAACGTGACGCAAAGAAAACAGCCAAGGCTATCGCTCTTGGATATACAGTAGAACGATTTCCGGAGTCCTTAATCATGTCGGAAATTTGGCCCGACGTATTCCGAGCAGCCATTGCTAAACACTCACAAAAATATGAAAGCAGCGACAATTTTCTCCACCTTCACATGAGGGCGACGGAGCAGGCTCAAGATCGTCTTCACTCGTAGCCGAGTCTCCATCAAATGAAGCGCACGGATCACAAACGTTCTGATCGAGCAAGGCACTGTACTCCACTCGCTCCCACTCGTCAGATCGCGCCTCTGCTTCATCGCTGCGCCCGATGTTGATGACCTTGTTCGCTAAACCTCGTGCGGCGCGATCGATGTAGGTCACTGAGCCGGTGCTGAGTTCGTTGGCGATAGTGGTGATGAGATTGATTCCCGATTGGCCCAAAAGGGCATGCCGTGCGGCGGCGTCGATAAGACGAGACTGTACGTCGTTCGTGACGCGAGAGGCGGTAAGGTCAACCAAGTCATTAAGTTCATCAAAATCACCATCATCAATAACCGCGGTCTTCGTACTCAATTCAGCGGCAACCAGCATCCGGCCCTGACGGTGGACTTTGACGAGTTTATCACCCAGGTCGATCCTCAGCTCGCCCGGCGCTTGCAATACCAGCTCGTGATAATGCGCCGGTCTCAGCTTTTTGATTCGGCTCAATCCATCGGTGACGAGATCCGCGCGTAGCCGTAGCAATACAGTCCCGATAGATTCCTTGGCCGACTCCTGCGCGTTGTGGATTCCCTTGACCGCGATCTTCTCGTGCTCTTTTGGTTCACGAGAGAGGGTTAGCCCTTCCCATTCGTAGGACTTGGTTTCGAGATGGTTGAGGCCGAGATGCGTGTAAAATGCAGTTGCCTTTTCTTCGCCGTGGGTATCAATAGCCCGTTGCCAGAAGTTTGCGTGCTTTGCAGCTAGAGCTGCTTGGAGTTTGAGATCGAAGATTTTACGCTGAAGGGTCATTACGGCTGTGTAAGCTTCTCGGCCTTTTCTAAATCAAGAACCAATACCCATCTGTACTTCCCGTCGGACACTTGCGCCGCCCCCTCCCGCATATTGTCTTGTAGGACTGTGATTCGCGGAGATCCGTCAGTAATCTCACCGTTCTTAAACTCTGCGAAAAACTCAATAGCACCTAGCTCGACTTTCATCGTCTTCTCACCTCGAAGTCTTTCATCTGCCGCTCCAGCCCTTCAAACAGCCGCTCAATATCCAGCAGCTTAGCCAATGCTTCCTGATCCACCGGCGCAGTCAGCGGCGTTTCCTCAGGCGGCTTGGTTGCCATCTCAATCAATCTCTCCGGTGACATTGGAGACGCTATTCCCGGTACCATGCGGATGTCTCCGAGAGGTGCGCCGAGAGTCTTCTTACCGATTGCGGTGTAGAATTGGTCAATCGTGCTTGCGCCTGATCGAAAGACTTCCGATTCGCGCTTAACCAAGGCATCCTTGTCTTCTTCCAGTACGCGGACGTTCGTTGTATCAAACCAGAATTGATCATCTTCAGTTAAGTCCGGGAATTCCGGCTTAAGCTGCCAGTTGATCTCTTCCTCCCAAACGCTTTGAATGGGGATAATTACTTCTTCATAGCCCTGTTGACGCGCCTGCTCAGAAGATGCATAAGAAGTGCCATTCTGTAAGCCTACGAGCAGTCCCAGTGTCGGGGCAGGAATTTGTAAGACGGCTGCTACCCGCGACTCAGGAATAAGCCTGAGCGCGGATAAATCCAGCTCCTGCGGGCTAAACCCCACCTTCTCAAAGTCAATCGGCTCCGATAGTACAATCGGCTCACCAGCCCGATCGCCTGTCGTCTTGCGCATCCAGCCCTCTTTCATCGCCGCGGCTTTCGTTGCATCAACCCGCACTTCCTTGTCCTTGGGCGAGATCACCGGCACCTGAATGCCCATGTTGCGCATGATCGCTGCCGTAAATTGCGCCATTTTGTCGTCGCCGTAGAGTTCCTTGACAAGTGGGGCAAAGGGCTGGCGAGTGCGTCGATCTTCGCCTAAAGGACCGCGTTTAAGGTGTAGTATATCAGGCGCCGGCCAGAGCACTGGGGCCTTACCAGGGACATCAAACTGATAGTGCGAGAGGAATGGATCGAGCGATGTTTCACGTGGAACCTCGGGTGAGCCTCCATCCCCCGGCCAGCGCGGGCGGATCATGTAGTGCGGTATATGCCACAGTTCGATTAGTTGCCCGCCTACGTCACGAACCTTCTTGAACCTGACCCCACCGTCGATCCACCAGTCGATTGAGGCTGCCTGCGAGTAGTTGGCCCAGATGTGATGCTTATTCGGACGACGGATGAGTTGAGCGAGGGGATGGTTAGGGTCGGTCTCGGTGTCGCCATCCTTGTTTGTGCGCTTGATGACGGGCTTAGCCTCAGGTAATCTCGTGCCTGTGTAGTTGAACACGCACGCAACAAGGGAGTGACCGTCGAGGTTTCCTACTTCACGCTTATAATCAACGGTTGCAGGTGGATTCCAATGATTCCAGCGGAAACGGTAGTCGGGGAAGTTGTCGGCCTGAGCGAAGTCTGGAGCTGGAGAGGCAGCTTTCTGCTCGGTTAAAGCACGATAAGCTTTGGAGATACGGTTGATGAGACTGAATTCAGCCATTTAGAACATTTCCAACTCGCGAACGTTAGCCAGCTTAGAAAACGCCCCGCTTGCCGCATCTACCTGATCGTCGTTATCACCATGCGGAAATGCGGTTAACTCATTGCGAAACGCAATATTCCAATCTGCTTTGAGTACTCTTACGTTTTGACCTTCACACTGGCTGGCAAAGGGATCGGCGCGAGTCTCCTTGTCGTTTTTCGCCATCTCAGTATGAACGCTAAATCCGGCCATGTCACGAATAATGTTCGCAATGACCTCTACGGCCAAGCCCGGCACTTTCTCAATCCAAGTTGGAATGACGCCATACTTATTGAGATCTGACTGCGCCGTGTCCTTCATCTTTTGATTGCGATCTCTTGGAGACCACTGACCGCGCTGGATGTCCTCGACGTAGAAGAGACCGCCGTGCTCAGCCATGAGACAGCCTACGGTGTAATCCGCCTTTGTGCTATCGCTGCCACCTAGATCCCAATAACGGACACGGTTCGCGCCAACAGGCACCACGCTAACCTCGTGCGCGAGATCTGAAAGCTTGAACAGCCCACCTTCCCTTGGTGCTGGCCGTTGCCGGTAGAGCGCGTTCCAATAATAAGGGCCAATGCGCTGCTGAATCTTTCTCAGCTTCTCAATCGGATACCGCTCGGGGCATAAGGCTTCTCCAACCGCACGATCATCAGGCTCAAGCGTGCAAGTGGGCGGGATCTCTATCGACTTCTCTTCCTTGATCGCCTCCAGACAGACAATATGCCAGTGCTCCGGCTCCTCGCCTGCTTCTTGAGCTAAAAGCCAGCCAGGGAGGTCTGATTGATTCCAGCGAGTAGCTTGGAGGACTATCGCCCCATTTGGCTCCTCGCGCGTGTAAAACGTTGACGGATACCAGTCTTGGTGATCTCGCTGGACGGCCTCGGATAAAGCCTCCTTGGCATTCTTAATCGGGTCGTCAATGATGCCGAGATGAAATCCCTTGCCAGTGATAGGACCACCAACACCCGCAGACCATAGCCCGCCGCCTTGATCTGTCTCCCAATGCTTTACCGCTCGAGCTGATTCGCGCATTTCGCTGCCGCTGCTAAGGTAATTATCGCGAGAGTTGCGTGAGAGGGTGAAGGCTAATTCCGCTGCGTAGGAGTTGATCCCTGCCCAACGTTCCGGAAACAGGTTGAGGTAGTAAGCTGAGAATAAGCGTGAGAGTAGCTCCGACTTGCCATGCCGAGGAGGAGCGAAGATCATCACGCGATTTAGCTCACCTTGAGCCACGCGGATGAGCACCTTGGCTATCTTGATGCAGTGAGGATACCACTTGAAACGAGGGTTAGCGATTGAGACGAAAGATTGGAAGCCTTCAAGACTCGGTTGGCGGGATAGACGGTGCTGCGGCCCTTGCCCGCTCAATGGCTTCGAGAAGGCGAACTGATTTGTCTGCCATGACTCCGTGGAGAACGGCAAGCTTATCGGCTGATTGTTGTCGTAAGTATTCGTCCTCACTGGCTATCCGAGCCTGCGCCTGAAGTGCGTTCAGGTTCGAGGTCAGATAATCAAATAGCAGATTCTCAATCTTTTCGCCACGGTTTTTGTTCCGAAGATCTCCGAATTCCTCTTCTACACGGCGCTTGAGGTCGCTCACCGTGCTGTCAGGTAGGTTGTATTGTTCTGACACTTCGGTAACGCCTTGGCCGGCCAGCAGAGCCGACATGACTTCGGCTTGAACTTCATCTGAGTGTTTGCGGCCTCTCATAGTAGCACTGCGATTAATAAGATGAAGCAGTTACGTAAGACTTGCATGCTCATTTCGCCTCTCTCCGTGGCCTGCCTGCTCGTTTCATGTTTGGATTTGGTTGGTACTTATCAAGATCTGTACGGCGTACTCGATACTCACTCACGCGCACCTTGACGCCCTTGAGGTTCCCTTTCTCGATGGCCTTGTAAATAGCCTGGCGCGAAACGCCTTTAATCTCAGCCGCTTCTGTCAGTGTTAGCAATCCGTTCATCGTGGAGGAAATTTAGCACCTGGAAAATAATTTGTCAACACTAATTATTTGCTTGACAGGGTAAATTAACGAGAGTATAGTGCGGGTTGTTCGATTGACACGAAAGAGGAGATGGAACAAATGGAACGAAAAACCTCAAAGCAAATCCTTTCGATGGTAGACGCAAGCAGCCGCGACGATTTAATTAATCGCCTGATGTCGCGCAGTGAAAAGCTGCTTCAACTAGCGAGCGCAATGTACGGTGCGCCTTACTCACAAATCGGCAAAGCGAACGTCCGCGAAGCTCTAGAAGACGCGCAATCTGCTTTCGACACAGTCAACGAGTTCGACGTAGCAAGCCAACGCGAGCAAGGCATGGAAGATTGTAAGGTTTGCCGGAAACTTAACTTCCTAAACGGATATGGCGAGTGCGGCAAGTGCGCGGCTAAACGCAAAGCCGGACTTAACTTCGTCAAGCACTTCGATCTTAAGAACGGTGACAGGGTTCTAATCAACGGACGCGAGTTTAACGTCAAGACCGCACATCACTATGGCAAAACTGATGGTTGGTACGTCGAGACGTTCCGCGATGACGGTACTTATGGCTATTGGAAACAAGGGATCGACGGCGGCAGTATTGAAAAGGTTCTGAAAGGATAGTCCCTCTCACGATGACAAAGACGAACACCGACACAGAGGAGAATGACAATGTACGATCCTGAATTAGCAAAAGAGGGAACAATGAAAACTATCTGGAAGTTCAACCTTACATTAACTGACTCGCAGTATATCAAGATGCCAAAGGCTGCCGAGATCTTAACGATACAGCGGCAGAACGAGCAAGCTTGTCTATGGGCGCTGGTAAACCCTAACGCCGAAAAGGAGACACGTTACTTCGAGATTCACGGCACGGGTAATCCGATCCTAGAAAGTGATAACCGAGAGCGAAAGTACATCGGCACGTTCCAGCAGCCGCTGTTCGTCTGGCATGTGTTCGAGAGAGTGTGACTGTGCGCATCATTTTGAACGTGAACAGTCTGCCTCGAATATCACATTAGGGAGTGGAGGCAAAGAACAATGACAAACACATATTTCAACCTAAAACAAGGCGACCGCGTAGAACTCAAACAGGAGTTTGACCGAGGTAGATTCCAAGTGGGACACAGGGGCACGGTGCAATACGTTAGTAACTGGCTTGGTAAGAATAACGTGAAGGTCTCCGTGCTCTTTGACGGCGACAACGCAGCTTATGAATTCAGCCCACAGACAGGCGGCGTACTCCGTCGCCTTATCTCACTGTCAGATCCGCTTGATGCGTTCGTTGAAGATTTGCTCGACATTGCGCGAGAGAATCCAATAGACGATGCACGGATAATCATTCGAGATCGACTGATCAAAGACGCAGCGCAAGTCATCCGTGGATAAAAAGCAGATTGTGGACTGTGCGCATCACTTTGAAAGGGAAGAGATGGCAACTGAAACAATAACGACAATTTGCGGTTTTGACGAAGCGTGGATCGGTCCATGTAAGCAAGCGGGAAACCCGCGTTGTGAAAAGCACTCTAATAAAATCTGCGCATCCTGCGGGGCCGCAGCTACGAGAGACTGTCCCGAGACGGGGCAGTTCGTCTGCGGTGAGAACCTTTGTGACGACTGCGAGCATACGATCTTTCCGTCAGGCACAAACGGCGGCGTAGGATTCAATGCGGAATCATTGCCGGACGGAATGAAGCGACACTGCAAAAAGACCAAACAGAAGTTTCAGCCGTGGTATGCACAAGAACCCGAGGCGCAACCCGCGCCGGATATAAGCAGGGAGTGGGAGACGCGAGAGGGTGGTCTAGTCGTCTCCGCGCAAGGGAATGTGCGCTTTATGGCGCGAGTTGAACCGCATGGCCCAAACGGAGAACTAAACGACGGAGATAAGACGGTGCTTGCGCAGATCGTTCGCGATCACAACATCGTGCCGAAACTTGTGGCGGCGCTTAAAGAAGCCCTCGTTGAAGCCGAAGTCTCAACTGTGCTCTGGCAGCAATCACGAGGATTTGTCGGCACCGTAGAGGACGCTTACAGCAAGGGACTGATGCCACATGCGTTTGTACGCGCTCGCGCTGCCCTTGCCGCCGTGGGCCGGGAGGGGGATGAGCGCAAGTGAATTATCACGAAATGTACCAAGCACTGCCACCTAAAGCCCAACGAGCTATTAGACAGTTGATGCGGGCTGTTCTGGAGTGCGATACGCGACATCCAGTAGTGCAAAATCAGACCTGTACTTCGAGCCTGGAAACTGGAATAGCGGAGATTTTGCAATGTACCAGAAAAATCAAAAAGTCAGACGAGGAGAGCCGCGCTCCTACTGGATACCTGCGTTCTGCTCCGTATGTCTACGAGGAGGACTTACGACAATGATCCACCATTCCCCCAAGCCACTCAGGCTGACAATCGACGATCAAATTGAGACGAGGATCTATCAGACCAAGCAGTCAATGAGGTTTCCCGTGGACGGGGAGACAACAGCGAAGTTGAAGCAGGTGCTCACGTTGGACGCGAGTGTGGAGATTCCGTGGTGGAGACGGTTGCTGAGATGGCTGCAAAGAACGGGGTGAGATTTATTTTTGTGTTGACTTACACAACAAGTTGTTGTATGCTGCGTGAGCATGAAAATAGCAACGTGCAAGTGCAAGCGGTGTAAGTACGAGTGGGTGCCGCGCACGACGAGGGTGCCGAGACAATGCCCGAAGTGTTGGGCTACTGACTGGAATCAGCCGAGAGGTAAAACTAAATGAGATGCGATCAATGTAATAAATTTGCGGCTTACGATGACTCGACGGAGCCGGAAGTAGACCTCGACTTCAATGAAGATGGAAGTTACAGCGGTCAGGTGCGAATCGTATTAACGCATGACGAGTGTGGGCAAGAGTTGAAAGAGGCGTCATTTGACTTCGAGGGAGAAGTGCCGGAAGAAGTCATCAAAAAACACAGGGGTGATGGTCATGTTTTGGACCTAGAGGCAGATTCAGGCGAACTTACATCGCGCTACGAAGGCAAAGGACGTTATACCAAGACATTCTATGGTTACGACGTGGCCCTGAACTTAACCTGCAACTGTCAGGAACACGGAGCGGAGTCGCTGTGGCAGGGAAGCGCTACCGATGACATTCAGGCGTCGTACATGGATGAGTTAGTTTAGGCCGAAGATCGGAGCCCGCAAATTGAACGAAATTGAATACCTCGACAGTGTTGACGGGAAACTACAGGCAATCTTCGATCTGGCAGTTGCGGCGCGAGACGAAGCACAAGCGGCACTGGCAGCAGTGCGGGCGTTGAAAGGTGATCTGCGGGCGTTGAAAGGTGATCTGTTACGCCGGAAGCTTGAGTTGCAGCGAGAGGAACTCGCAAGGAGAGAGGAGGGGTTGAGTGATGGCGTTAGCAGTTGAAGATCGCGCTGAACGATTACGAGAATTATTACACCGATCCGAAGTCAAAGAAGCCATGCTTGAACGTTGCGATGAGCAGGGCCACGACTACGAAAATTGCTGCTCTCCGATGTTTCAAATCTACCAAAGTTGTAAATGGTGCGGACAGGTTCGATAGCACCAGTTGAAAAGGAGCGGGTGAGGGGATGAGCGAGCGAATTAAATGGCTTGATAACTTTAATGCCGCGATGTCGTTGGCGCGTTTCGCGGCTGCTGGTGTTGACCACAACGGAGTGATTCTATCGCTATCCGGTAATGTCGCCATGGGCGACAGACCGCAAGAAGTAGCGGCGACTTTGAAAGAGGCGCTGACCAGTGTCGATGGCGCAATCAGCCAGATGATTAGCGATGACGTTGCTGGCAGTTTCCGACGCACGGACAAAACCTTCAAAGCGGTATTAACAACGCTACTGACGACCACCGCCAAGGAGAACGAGGGATGAGCAGGAAGAAATCTATCACAGCTAAAAGCATGGCAGATGAGCTAGACAGCGGCGAATACCCGAAGCGATTTGAGATCGTCGTTGACCGTCATGCCAAAGATCCGACGAAGGTGCTGGTCACACGCACCTGTGACAATATGAGTGGATTTGAACTCTACGGATTATTGCAAGTGGTATTGCGGGCCGTGGAAATGCAGATCACGTTCCCTGAGATTCGACGCTCTGATGGCTACAGACTAGAACGAGAGGAGTAGATGGCCCATGACCACTGAAATACACGACAGCAATCGACCAGCACTGATTTGCGTTGGCTGTGGCAAGAGGCCGGATGAACTTGCTGAATATGTCAGCGCGGCCAGTGAAGCGCACAGCGGCGTGGCGGATATGACAGCAGGCGACTACGTCTGGCAGGAAGAAGGAACAGGGTATACGATGCCAGCAAGCTCAACATGGAGGCCAAAGTGCGATGGTTACTCACGACAATAACCGACACAACGAAGGACCGTGGTGCGACGATTGTCATGGTTACAGCCACATGCCGTGGTGCTCACGGTACGTGGAAAAGGTATCAGAAGTCGTCTCGGAGGCTGAAAACGTTCCCAGCGGCGATTCTGAGGCCGTAGCAAAGCAATGCCACGAGCACATTGACCACTCAAACGAACAGGAAACAGAGCAGTTGATTGCCCGCATCCACGCCGCGATGGCTGAGGACTGCGACTGCCCGCGGCATCGGGCTGGAGTTGCGGAGATCGATCCCGCGGTCCTGGAACGTATTTCCACGGCCATCACGCGGGACCAGACTTTCGCTTCGTTGACGACGGTACGGGCGGCGATCCACGACGTGATCGATAAAGGTTCATTCTCGGGCTGGTGGGAATTGTACGATGAAGGCGACAACCCGGAAGTCACTGAGGATATGGTTAATCAAGAACGGTGCGACTTTGTGGATGCTGTCAATGCACGCGTCCTTGAACTCCAGCGCGAGCCGCACGAGATGGATGCTGAGCTGCGAGTGGCAGCGACCGCCCTGCACCGGCGCGAGATAGAAGTGCGGGCAGAGGAACGGACACGCGCACAAGGCATCGTAGATCAGATCTATGGTTGCCATACCCATAATCAGCCAACCCATTGCGTGGACTGTGCGCTACGTCATAAGGCGAAAGCCGCCATCCGCCACGCCTCTGAGACGACTACAATCGCTGACGCAGCGCGAAGTGAAAGGCCGTAGAC